TAAGGCTATATGATAATCCAAGCATACGTCCAACATCCTGTATCGCCATTAACGGTGTTATATAAACAAAGTTGGCAATTTGGCAAACCTTGTCTGCTCCATACTTTTGCTCCATATACTGAACGATTTTATCTCTATCACCAAAATCAGAGTCTATGTCAGGCAAGCTAATTCGCTCAGGATTAAGGAATCGTTCAAAGATTAATCCATATTTAATTGGATCGAGATTCGTTATTCTAAGCAAATAACAGATTAAGCTTCCCGCGCCACTGCCACGCCCCGGTGCTTTCGCCATCTTAATCTCATCGGCATAGTTACAGAAATCCCATACGATTAGAAAATATCCCTCATATCCCATATTGCATATGATTTCAAACTCATACTCAAGACGATTTCTATACTCTTCTTTTTTCTCATCCGAAAAATCATTAAAACCCCTATATTTCCAACCTTCTTCAACTAAATTCCTAAGATAATCTTTCATTGATGAATGCTCATCAGGAACTTTGAAATCTGGTAGCTGCGGGTCTTGGAATGGCATATCAACAATTTCAATTAAATCATTGATTACGTTTGTATTATCAAGACCTATACGAACATTCTCTGATCCAATTTGCGGAGTCATTATTTCAAATATCTCATCTTCAGATTGCAGATAACAACCATCATATATCTCTGATAACTCAAGAGCATCCTTGGCATTATCACCTTTTTGATTTCGCCCAATGGTAACAAGATATTGTTGCCATTTGCCATCATCAGCGTTTGCAAAATGAGCGTCTGTTGTAATCACAAAAGGAGTATTTGTATCCTTGGATAACTGTAATATTTTCTGATTGTACTTGGCTTGGTCTTCATGTTTGTGGCTCTGTGTTTCTAAATAAAAATGTTGAAATACAGACTTATATTCTTCAACATATTTGACACATTGATGATAATCATCTGTTCTCGCAAGTTTGCTTGCTAAACAAGCACTTAACACAACAAAGTTGCTACAATCAAATTCCTTAAAGGCATTCAAATCTAAACGAGGCTTATAATAAAATCCTTCGGTATTGCTCATAGTAACAAGCTTATTTAAGTCTTTGCGACCCTGCTCATTACGCACAAGAACAACCAAATGAAAATATTTACTATCCTTATCATTCTCACGCATATCAAAAGCCTCATATACTTCTACACCATAGATAACCTTAATATCTGAGTAATTGCTTTTAATTTTGTCATAATACGGATAGGCATAACAATTCCCATGACCAGTTACTGCAAAGCCCCTAAGCCCTAATTCATCAGCCTTTTCAAGATACTCTTGTGGGTTTGCATATCCATCCAAAAGACTATCTATCATACAGTGATTATGTAATGTTGTATAGCTCATTTAATGCCACCACCTTTTATTTATTTAACTAATTCCCAACCACTAACATTTACTTGCTTACTCTTTACGCCACCAAAACTATTGATTCCAATTCGTCCTACAACATTGATTTTAGCATTATTATCATCGTATTCCCAATCCCTACAGATTCGTAATATCTCATCATCCTCAGCTACCTTAAAGCGAATAAATGTAATGCCATCAACTTCAAATTTTACCGTTGTTCCCATTTTGCCTTCATTGATATTTATTTTATTTAGAAGAACGTCAATGTCTAATATTGCAAAAAATGGTTCATCAACTTTCTGCCCCCAAATATTTTTCATCTTATCCATTTCATAAAACACGGTGTCATCTAAATCTTCAAACGCGGTAATTAAATCAACGTAATATGTGTAATCAATGCTGTATTTGTCAAGTTTTTTATTACAAACATCAATTATTGCATTTTCGTTTTCTGGTTTGAAACCAAATCCGAAGGCATTAGCATGACCATCCACATATTCAAACAATCCCGTGTTCCGCAAAAACTCCCTTAAATCATCAAGCTCATATCCATCATAGTTTCTTCCGCTACCTTCATATGTGACAATCTTTTCACCTTCTTCTTGTTCTTCTACTCTTGTTCTATACAATAAAGATGGTCTTCGGTATCTGTTAGCCACTCCCATACAGACAAGCCCTGTTAATTCTCGTGTAACTAAATCATCTGCATTGCACATAATAAGTTTATTGTCATTTAGCTTTTGTTTCTCTATATGAACAGAGACGCTTTCAGTGATATTGGCTTTTTGGCGATCTTGCCGTGCTTTGGCGTTTCCAGCTTCTCTTGCGACCCTATCAAATATGGTTTCTTTGATAACCGTTTTGTCTCGCTTAGTATAATCAAATTCGTCATACATTTCGCAAAATGCTTTGAACATCAATTCTTTTTGCTCTTTAGTGCCAGCACGTATCATCGCATTTATAAGAGGTATGATATAAAACGCTACGCCAATTAATGTGAATTGTTCCCCCATCCTATCAATAACTTTGTTATGCATTGCTTTAATTGCATTTGACTTTATGTGCTGTAAGCCGTTATTCATGTAATACCTTGTCTCTAATGAACGAGAATCCATTACATCTCCTATATTGGCTATTGCAACCAAATCCAAGTATGTATCTGCGTCGGTATTCCATAACTCGTCATCAAGTGCTTTAAGGAACTTATAAGTTACTCCGGCTCCGCAAAATGATTTGTTTGTGTATTTATCAGAAAGCTGATTATTTACCACTATGGCATTTTCTGAATAACATTCACTCTCGTGATGGTCAAGGACAATGATGTTTATGCCTTGTTCTTTATACAGCTTGTGTTGCTCATAATCATTACTCCCTGCGTCTGGTAAAACAATTAGATTTGTTCCTTTCGGAATTTCTATATCGCTTGAAAGACCGTGTTGTTTCCCAGTGTGCAAACTATAAGACACATTCAATGCTGGGTCATGCTTCTTCAAATATTGATACAGCATTGCTGCGGAGCATATACCGTCAGCATCAGAGTCAACAACGATGTGGATATTACTATTGTTTTCAATATGCCTTGCCATACATTCAACGGCTTCACTAATATTATCAAGCAGTTCGTAGTTCAAACAGTGTTCTTTATCAACAGCTAAAAATTCTTCAATATTTTCAATACCTCTATTTTTTAATACTGTATTTTTTATATCTGAAATATTGTTTGGGCTATCTTTTAACAGTTTATATTTCATTAACTCAACCTCTCACATATACATATTTGTTGTTTTCTATCAGCCTTTTAAACTTTGCTTTATCATCCATAGGGCTTTCTTTTTCATTAAGAATGTTATCTTTATCCAGTATGTAGCAAACATCAATGTAATCCATAAATTTGCAACACTCTTTCAACACGTCTTCTTCCAATATATCTTTGTCAAACGCTAAAACTACAGAACAATTTAGGCGTGTAATCTTTTCAATCTGAGTCTTACTAAATGAATGACCTCCTATGCTTACAGCGTTTTTGTATCCTTGTGACCAAAGTTGCATAACTCCTTTTTCAGATTCACAAACAATCACATACCCCATTTGTTTGATGTGTTCAAACGATTTATATAATCCGAATAATATATGTGTTTTTGCACATCGCTCTAAGTACATATACTTCGGTAAAACCTCTGTCGCTTCTTGTAAAAATAGTCTTCCTTTTACACCAACCAAATTTGCAATATCGTCTCTAATCGGCATTGTTATTCTTTCGCTTCGCAAGTCGAATCCTATTTCAAATTCACGTTGAGTATCTATCGTAATCCCTTCTGACTGCGACCATTGCAGTATAGGGCGTTTTACGTAGTATGCTAAAATACTTTCGTCTATTGGCTTTAATACTTCGTTTTCTTCATCATCACTGTATTGTTGCATTTTCAAAAGTTGCTTCGTCCACTTTATACTTTCCGGCAACTCTTCTTCTGGTGAAAAGTAATAATCTAATCCAACAATATCGCATAATATTTTTATCGCATTCGAAAAGTAGCACTTATGAATAAAACAAGTTAATGATATAATATCTGAGTTCCCGAAGGTATCTTTTATATCCCGTGTGTATGCCATTACATTCAAATGCTCGTTATTATAAATTACAGTTGAAGAAGGATTATCACCATCAGGCTGACCGCAGGTTATATAATCTTTCCCGTTGTGCCACTTAGTATGATGCATACCAAGCTCGTTTAATACGTTTTCGACATGATTGTTTTCATATATAAACTCTTTAAGATACTTTACATCCAAGTGACACCACCTCACTTTTAATCATTTTTTTGCTTTTTCACAAGTACGCCTAATTCCTCCCATGTGTTCAAATTCAAGTCAACCTTGAATACTATTGCTTGCTTATCTCCTTTTCTGTTCTTATCAACAACAAAGCAGTAATATATATATTGGTAATCCAAATCTACGAAACACTGCTCTCCCCACTCATCATCAGCTTGTATAATTTGATATTTGTGATATGTATCTTTACTAATTTTTTTACATAATAAAAGCTGGTCCAACAGGTGCTTGATTGCTTTACATGCACCGATATTGTTTGATGTAAGCAATAATGGGTCTGTAAAATGCGTGTCATCCGTAAGCTGAATACTACCGTATCCGTATACTTTTAAGTCATTTATAACTTGCTTTATCTTTGTGGTTGTTAGTTTGAAAGCTGCCCAGTCGCCGATAGTTGAATCATCATTCTTTAATGTATCATAGAATACATATTTAATATTATGTATTAAAGCGTGTTTTCTAATTTCAAACTCTAAAGTAGCATCATCATATCTCATTAATTCTTTGAGATAAATTTTACCCTCCATTTCTGCTTCAACCCATTGTGCTACCTTGAGAACCTTATTGTACTCGTCACTTGTTTCTTCCAAACGACGAACGTAATCACTCTCGCTTTCAATAAATTTTCCACTGCTATCTGCTTTACGAGTAATAAATTCTCCTTTAATGTCTTTATATAATCCAAGCGTTATTTCCTTTTCATTTTTTATAATATCAACACCATGATATTGCTTGAACTCTTTATTATTCAACACCGTTGTAATTAAACAATGCTTAATTTGCCGCTCTGTCATCTCATTCAACATCACAAATGTCTTTTGCTTTAGCACCAACGAGATATAAGCTACAAGCATTATCATAAACCGCGTCTTACCCTCATTGGATGCCATACCTACGCATAAAAATGTTTGCTCCATCATTCCTTTAAAGAGTTCATTAACAATTTCAAATGGATACGGAAGTCCAACATCTGGAGTAATTAAGCAAGAGTTCACTACGTTAATCATATCTTCATTGATTATATGGCTTTCTTCCTCGCCGTCAATCACTGTGTATATTTTATCTGCTTTGCTTCTAATAAGTTTGTAAATGTCTTTTGCAGAAAGTTTTTCAAAGTTCTTAAATTCCATTATGCGTTCCGATGGAAAACCTTGCCGCTGATATTCTCTGATTAAGCTGAATTTTTTAACTGTTGAGAAATAAGTTTTGAAGTTGTCTTCCTCAGCCAAATCAATCCATGTTTTTAAAAGACTATATCCACCGTATAATTTATATTTTTTCAATCTATCTGTATCTTGAGTCATCCAAGCATTTATATTCACTTCATTTATGGTTTGGGTGAACGTTTCATACATGACAGCGAAATTATCATAGAAGAACCTTGTAGCATCATCGGCAAAGTCATATTTACTAACGACATATCTGCTGTATTCAATATATAAATCTGGTTGTTTATATAGGCTTCCGACCAAAAATGTCTCTACAGCAACATTTTTATCGTCACGCTTCACTTCATATTCTATGTCCGTTCACCTCACCATTCATTTAACATTTTGTTTATATCAATATCTTTATCTTCTTCTGGTTTCTGATTTGCTAAATTAGTTACAAGTTTAGCCGTTGGTTGAGTTACTATTACTTCTGTTGATTTTGCCTTTTCTTCTTCTAATATCAGCAGGTAGTCAGAATGTTTTGATAAAACGATAGCTAAATCATAATTCAATGTTCCTTGCTGATCCGAAAAAGCTTTGCCAATTTTTTTGTTGTATACACGTTGTTTATCCAAATCTTGCTTATAGCTTTTGAACATATCAAGCAACATCTCATAAGTTATCGGGACTTGCAAATTCTGTAATGCTCCGTTATGAATGTGGTCCAACTTATATACAAACGTTTTATTAAAGTAGGTAATACCATACTCACTTGACAAATATGAAAGCAATGCTTTTTTATCATTCGTTACTTTCTTTTTAGTAGGAAGTTTCTTTAGCATTGCATTGGCTTTCGAGAAATCTGCTTGTTTTGGCACACTCACCACCTCCTACCCTACGGGTTATTTTGATTAACCCGTAGGGTATTTTTTAC